GCATCGAGCAGGATGCGGCGGGTTAGATCCGGGCGGCCGCTTCGACCAGGTAGTCGGTTGACAGCCATTCGAGCTTCTGATCTCTGATATTGACCGTCAGTCCGACCGAAAAGTCAGACCCCCTCCCCCCCAGCATCTGCCAGCGGCGGGACGGAACGGCAGTAGCTTCGAGCGACCAATATGCCGAATCCCACAGCGCGACATCCCACAGCGGCACCGCTGCCGGGGTTCCGATGCTCGACACGACAGATCCGTCCTTGTCGGCAAAGTCGACGGCCAGCGTGTAGCTTGCCGTCAGCGTTTCGCTGACCCGCAGCAGCGGGCGAACGGCCGTCACGTGCTTTAGGCGCGGCGTCTCGAAATTCGTAAACGCCGTTTTGACGCGCACGGCGATCGCTGTTGGCGTACCGTCTGCGTCGTCCGCGCGGCCGATATCCAATTTGTAAACCTTGCCCAGGGTTCCGCCGTACAGGTCGCCGGCGAATACCGCCATGCAGCGCATAGGCCAGCCCGTGAACCTGCACGCGGCGCGCGTCTGCGTGTTGATCACGTGCTGCTCGTACTGCGCGTCGGTTTCAATCGGCACGCTGCATAGGATTTTATTGCCGCGCGCGTGAACCGTTACCTGCCACCCGTAATTGCCGCGGTAGCGCGGCGCCGCTTCGCGCATCGCGCCTGCAAGCTTGGTGGCCTGCGTGATCAGTCCAGCCGCTTGGATAGCGTCGCTCAGGAATACGTAATCGGCCTCTGTCGCGATCAGAACGTCGCCCAGGACGTTTGCCCATGCCCGGATGCCCAGCGGGCGGGGGATCTGATAAACGCCGACGATCGTCCAGGCGGTCGCAATTGACGGATCTGTGCCCTGGTAGACAATCACGAATCCGCCATCAGTGACGAATACAGCGTAATCGTCTGGACCGGCTCCTCCGTCTCTCGTCCATGTCGCCATGAACAGCAGATTACCCTGCGCGCCCCTGATGCCGCTCAGTGGGAATCGTGTCAGCGCGCCTGGGATCGCGCCGAGGGCGCCATACCAGAAGTCTCGGCTGTCCTTTTCCCATGCGAACACGCGATTCTTGAATGCGTGCACGCCGATCAGATTGGCGATTGTAGGCCCCGTCGGCACCCACGCCGCCACGTTGCCTGTCCCGGTCCACTTAAGCGGCGCATTAGTGCCGTTGACCATGAGCAGCGTCGGCGCAGTCGGTGCGCCCGAGTCCGCGAAGATCGTAGTCTGCCACCTGTCCACCGTGATCGTGGCCCCGCCGGTAATGTCGACAGGGCTGCCGCCGTTGGTGATGTTGTACCACTTGGAATTAGTGGCGCATGCGAAACGCTCGGCAGAGCCGACCTGCAATGCCGCGAGCGTCTCCACGTTGTCGCTTCCGATGCTCGCAGCTACGTAGGTCTGATAGCCGCCGCGTAACTGGACCCGGCCGATATCCGGGAACATGTTATCGATCTGTATCGCGTCCTCGGGCGCCATGGAATCGATGGCATCGCGCGTGTTCCAGCCGCCCACCGGCGCCGGGAGGCTTACGATCTGCGCGGTGCCGCTGCGCTGCTGCGCGATGCCGGGCTCAGCCATAACCATGATCTGGTGCGTTGTTGCGGAAGCTCAGCACGTCGGCTTCGAGCGTGATTTCGGCGCCGCGCTCTTGCGCGTATATCTGGTTTTCGACCGTGTTTGCGTCTGCGCGATCATCCAGGTATGGCAATCCCAGCGCGCGAGAGGCGCGCCACTTGATGTGGAGCTCAATCAGATAATCATCAAACACCGGCAAATTGCTGTCGGCCGTCACGTCGGCGTAATACAGGCTCGATCCGTCGAACAGCCATTGGTCCGTCACGTACTCGTAGGCGATGACGTAAACGCCGCCCGGATCTGTCTCAAGCGCGAATTTCTTTACCCGTCCGGCATCCACCTTCAACCGCCACGGGCGCGCGAAGAATGTTGACGCGATGCCTTCAGCCTGCGTGCGCTGCCAGTGGGCAGGCGTAGTGCTGCCGCGCATCTTGCTGGAGTTGGTCCTATCCCACGCCGTGCCGGGCAACATGTGATGCCACTCAGGGGACGTGGGCAAAAGGTAGTCGGTGATCCCGCTCGATGTCGAAAACGAATGCTGGTATGTAAGCGCCACCCAATTCCGGCGCGCAAGGTGGCGGCCGGCTTGTCTGGCAGCTTGCAGAATGCGTTGCGCGGTATCGTCTGTCTGGTTGCCGATAAAGCTACTCGGCGGATCGACGCCTAACTCTCGGCACGCGTTTTGCATTGCCGCTTTGATCGTCTGCGCCATAATCATCCCCCTCTAGCTTGCGCTGCATGTCGGTCAGCGTGCGCTGCATGTCTGCCATCGACGCGACTTGCTCGGCGTACTTCGTCTCCATTTCCGCCCGCAGCCGGCGTTCACTGTCCAGCTCGTTTCGGCCCGCGATAAAGGCTGACGCCTGATCTACCAGAAAGCGCGCGTCGGCTCCGATTTTCTGTCGCTGCGTGTCGCTCGCTGACGCCAATTGCTCGACGGTATAGAAGCCCTGAGCCTTAAGCTCAGCCGCACGTGTGCGCGCGACCGCCTGCCATTCAGATATCGGCGTGCCGCCCGCCACGTTGCGCGCTTCGCCGTTTTTGTAGCTCTCCCACTGCTGCGGGTAGAGCTGTCGATGATCCGGGCGCACGGGACAGACTGGCCTGTCGCGGCTGCCGGGGATGATGATTTCAATCCAGTCTTCTGACACGAAGATAGGTCTGCCGGCCGCTTCGCTCGCAACGCTATCCATACGCTCTTTTGTGAAGAACATTGGGATCACGCCGTCTGTGACCTGAATGTTTCCACGCGCCGTAGAATCTTCTCGCGAGCGGTCGCGTGATGCCGCCGCAATGCCGTCGGTGAAATCGAGCGGATCCCCCATTATGCCTCCCTTAAAAAGGCGCGCCGGATTGTAGCCGACGCGCGCTAGACCAATGAATTAATCGCAGTTCAGTCGCATCGTTTTCGAAGCGCTTGAAACGCCGATACCAAAAGTCGGCGTTGACATCAATGCAACGTCATCGGCGACCCCGTCGGTTGTCGTGAGCTGAATCCTTAAATTGCCCGAAAAGGTGGCAAATGCGAGGGCCAGCGTGTCGAAGCCGCGCACCTGAACCCAGCCGAAATATGACGTGTTGATCGCCCCCGGGCATGACCAATGCGCCGTGCCACAGCAAACCGGGATCAGCTCGGCATCGGTGTAATCCGATACCACGGTGTTGAGCTCGGTGTCGTTAGCTGGCGTATTGAGATATGCCACCGGCCATCCCAGCAACGCGGTACCGGTCGTCGGGACCGCCGCCGTCTCATTGCGGAGCTGCACGTATTTGTACTGCTTTGCGCCTTGCGGAGTGAGAAGAATTCCCAATGTCCCAAGGCCGAATTCCGGCACCAGCGTAAAGTCGTTGACGTTTATACCAGTTAGATAAGACATGTCCTTCTCCTTATGCCTTGAGGACGCCCTGCAGCGAACGATTGCTACAGGTCAGATTTCCGGCCCAGACCAACGGCACCACGGATGCGTCCTGGTTGATCGAATTGCGGGACGGCAGCGGCGTCATATTCCGCGATGGGTGAGAGCGCCATGCGAGATAATCCGTATTCAGAAAATACATGTGCGCGGCCGGAAGCCCGCTGTCGCCGTCGAAGAACACGTCCGCAGTCGCGAACGCCAGAGAGTCGAAGCCGGCACGCCCGGCGCCCGGGGCGTTGATGCGCTGGATCGCCGTAAGGCTCGACCAGAAGAACTGGAAATACGTGCTGTCCGCTACGATCAGATCCGGCTTGTCGCTGCCCCTAATGCACTGCAGCCACAGCAGCTGCATTGCCTGCTGAATCGTAGTTGCGCTGATCGTGATGCTGGACGCGCTCAAATCCAGCACCTGGTTTGCCCAGAAGCCATAGCCGGGCGTCGAGGCATTGATGCCGCCCACCGTACCTACGCCAGTTTGGCCAGTCGTAGTGGCGTCAGCTACGATCGCCTGCAGGCCAGTGACCTGCTTGCCGCCGTTGCCAGCGCCGTTGCTGTAGACGCCGGTCGACAGGTTGTTCTTCATCGTCCGTTCGGCGTTGGTGATGCGCGCTTCCAGCAGATTGAGCACCGCGCTCGGCCCGCTGTTCTGCACGTCGCCTTCAAGGCCGGAAATGCTGACCACGACAACCGCCTGCTTCCAGTCGTACTCCGCAGCACTGATGACATCGCTTGGCGCGATATTCCAGGCTTCGTAGCCGGTGTAATAGAGGAACGTGGCGTTCTCGGCGTAATCGAGTTCTTCGACGATGGTTCTTCCGCCATCGGCCGGCCGGGCGCGACCGCGCTCAGACAAGCGCATCAGAAGCGCGTTGCTGTTGGTCACGTTGTCGGCGATTTTCTTAGATCGCTGACGCAACGTGGTTGTGATGATCTCGGTCAGATTGGGTGATGCCATATGCGCTTACTCCGAAACTCGGACGCCGCTTCGCGCCATCTGCTCACGTAATTCGCTCCGCAGATCGTCGCGGGCCGGCACTCCGCCATCCCCGCCACGGCCGCGCGGCAGGCTCATGCCCTGCGCCCGCGTTGCCGTTGCCTTGCCCTTTGCGGCACGGGCACGGGCCTCGGCGGCCAGCACCTTGTCCCGCACTTCGGCGTTGATCCATTTCGCCCGCTCGTAGGCTTCCCCATACGATAGATTCGGGTTCGAGCGGATCGCGTCGGCCATCTCGGCTTTCACGCTGTCCGCAAATGGATGCAGTGGCGCGCCGCTCGCGTCTTTGCTGCCCAGAAAATCGGCCCACTCGCGCGATGCGGCGGCCATCTCCTGAGCGCGCAAACGCTGCTCAAGGCTTACGATCTGCTGCGAATCTCTGTGAGACGGCTGCTGCTCCGCTGCGCCCATCTCGCCCCATTCGTCCAACCCGAAACGCTCTGAAAGCGCCTGCACCACCTGCCGCGCCGATTTAGCATCGGGGATCCACTGCGCCGACAATGCTGCGATGGCCTGGACGGGCTGCTGCCGAATGGCAGAATCCCAGTTCATCAGGTTCGACACATAATCGGCCGGCTTCACCCCGGCTTGCTTCATCAGTTCGACGTGCGGGGAAAGCTCTTCGGATAGCTTCCGGGCCTCGGCCGTCTGGGACAGTCCGGACTGTATCTCCCGCTCACGGCGCCGGATTTCGGCTTGCGCGCTCGCGGGGATCTGATACCAGTCCTGTTTCGCTTCCTTCGTCCACGAAGCGGGCGGTGCGTCGCCCTCCGGCTCGGCGCGGTCGGTGGGCGTTTCCGCTCCGCTCGCGCTGTCTTCGCCGTCAGTGGCATCATGCTCGCGCGGTGAGCCAGAAGGCTCCGCTGCGAACGCTAATTCGAGATCTGCGCGCAGGTCGTCCTGCGGTGCTGGCGATTCGGACAGGTCAACCTGTTCCAGCTCACCCGCCATGTTTGCGCTCGTATTCTTTCTCCCGCATCCAGGTCGGCATTTCGTTGCCGACTTCTTGCTTATCGTGCCGCGCCAAGAATTCGCGATGTTTCGAGCGGCTGGTGATCATCGTGCCGTTTATGATCTCTTTGTAGTGCTCGATGTCCGGCATGACCAGCGGGCCGGCGGGGGGCGCGCGCTTGTACTCGGCGGCGGGGACCAGCTCGCCCGTCGTGCGGTCCTGGATGAACCTATGCCGCACTGTCACCGCCCCGCACCCGGTCTAATACGTCCATCATGCGATTGGCCTCCATTTCCCTTTCGGACAATCCCACCTTTTCGGCCTCTATTGCAAGCTTTTGCCGGTCGTTCGCAGCAGATGTCACCACTTGCAGGCGCTTGGTCTCGGCGTTCTGGCCGTCGATTTCGGCCTTCGCCATGGCAACCGGATCTGGCTGCTCCTGCTCCGGCTGCGCCGGCTGGCCGGGCTGCTCCAGCGCCTCTTCGACCTCGCGCCCCATCCGGAAGCGTCGCGCGCCGTTCATCATGATGACGCGCCCGGCCTCAGGAGTGACCACGCCGCCCTCGACCAGCGGCGCCAGGGCCTGCGCGAACTGCGCCAGCGCGCCCATGAATTCGATCGCCGACTGCTTGTTGGCCTGCTCGTCGGCGGCAATCGTCGAATCCGTCTCGATGTCGACCGAAAAGCGGCGCAGGGCATCCAGGCGGAGCAACATCAGGGCCGGCTCTGGGATCTGCATGCCCGTCATTTGCATCAACGTCGTGGGCTCGAATTTCTCGGCGATAAGCTCCGCCTGTAGGCGCATCGTGTCGCGCAGGTAAGCCTGCAGGCCCTGCTGCCGGGGGCGCAGGCGCAGGCTGCCGAACTGGCCCTTGATCTGCTGCGCGGTCGCGGTCTCGCGCGGGTCGCTGCTGCCGCGCGCGATGTCTGATAGACCGATGATCTGGTAGATGGTATCCAGCACCACCTGCCGCTGCTGGTACAGCACCTGCAGGGCCGTCACCGCCTGGGCGATAGGCACCCACGAAACCGCGCCATCGATGCCACCGCGCTCGACCAGCGCTTGCCAATTGTCGATCGGGATCAGCCGGTTTCCGCCTTTTAAAACGTCCTGTATGCCATCGACGGACGCATCGTAAAAACCAGCAACTTTGATGTGATCCATCAACCCTTGAATGCGGGCCGTCAGGTCGTCGAGTTCGGCAGCTTGGTCCTGGTAAAGGGTGAATTCAGGGATCGGCATCGTCGAATCAGTGCGCGGGACGGATGCGAACGGCCCGACGGTCGGCAGAAAGTCGCGCAGGCCGTATTCGTCGTCATATTCAGCCAGCGGGCCTTCTGCGTGGCCGTTGCTAACAAATAGCACCTTGCGATCTTCCTTGTCCCAGATTTCCCAGACCTCGGCCGTCTTGAAGAATCGCGGAATGGCCTCGGCCATCTCGTTCGTGCCCTTGGTCGTCAGATTGCAGCGATCCGCCTTCGCCTGGCCGAACGCTTCGCGCAGTTCGTCGGCCGTGAACTCGTGCCTGAACGCGCACCAGCGCGCATCACGCCATGCGCGGCACGGCGACCAGAGGAAATCGCGATAATAGACGTGCTCTATGTCCGCACGCTCGAACATCAGTTCGGTGAGCTCCTGGTATGCGTCGCCCTGCTCATCGTGCTGGACGTCGGCCTCGTCGACTTCGTCAAGCATGGTCGAGAAATAAAGCGCCGTGGCGCCCTTTTCCCCGGGCTGCTCCATCAGCGGATCTCGCCGGCGCACGAATTGCGGCGTGTACCTGACACGCAGGATGCCGGCCCCGGCCAGCATGTGATCTGTCAGCATCGCATCGACTTGCCCGTCGGCCGCTTCGCTCTGGCTGTCCCACATGAACTCTATCGATTTTTCGATTACCTGCGCCGCCGTGCGGCCCATTGGATCTGTCTTGTTGCCTCGGCGGCGCACGTCCGGGCGCGGGCGATTGCCGTAGACCGCGGCTCGCAGGATCTCCGTGTTCGGCCACAGCACGTTAAAGCCAGCGCCCTGGCGGCTCTGCTCGTCGGTGTAGCGCATGACGATCCGTTCGGATCGCTCATGCCACGCGCGCAGCCAATTGCGCGATTGCTGGATCTCGTCCATCC